TCTTTTTTTGTCCCTAATGCCGTCCCGTTTCGCTTGATTTCCAATACTTTCAGGCTTTCGAGACAGCGCATATTGAATAACACATTATCCCAATACGTTTCCCGAACGGCCCATACGTCCTTGAGCCTGATTGCACTAGAAATTTTACGTTTGTCTGCTGTATACAGGTTTTCCAAAGGGCGGGCATTCAACAGATAGCGGTATAGCTCATCGACGGGCTTGGTAATTCCGGATACCTTATCTTTGACTTCGGACGCTCTATAGTATCTGAGTGCAGTGTCGAAGATAATTTTAGGCTTCCCGTGGCGCCTATCGTATTCTTCTAACACCCAAACAGTTTCTTTGTTTGTCGCGCTGTACGCCGTTTTGCCAAAAGCATCAAGCGTCCGGCTGGAACGGCTGTCAGATAGCGTGAACGCAGTATCTGACAGCTTGTACAGCGTGAACGTTTTGGCAATATCCATAGGCGCTACGACAAGGTGAACTGGAAGGTCGTCGTCATGGTATCGTCAGCAGCTTTATTGATGACGTCGAATACAACACGATCAAGGAAAGTGCCACCGCTTGCGGCGTTGCAAATACCAGCTTCCGTGATAGCACCCGTTGCTTCGCCGGCGGCAAATGTTGTTGTTAAAGTGAATACTTTCGTACCTGCGCTGTGAGCGTAGTTGGCTGCTTTTCGTTTTAATTCGTTGACGAGGGCGGTCTGTGTGGCGGCAACGGCCGTTGTACCAGTACCTACAGCCGTATAGCCCATGACAGCAGGCTTAGTTGGATTTGCCATGGCAGCGCAGATATAGTCAAAACCGCTGTTCAAGATGAGATTATCTTTATGGCGTGTTTCTACATCCCCATTAGCGCGATGAATGACAACGTTCAAAGAACCTTTGATTTTCATTTCGTCTTTATTCATGTTTTTACTCCTTCGGGTTAAAGAAAATACGATTAAATGACGTGCAAGGCGGAATGAACGCCTTGACGTATTTGGTTATATCGAGGTCAAATTCACGGATAAAGAAAAGCCGCTTATCGGCGCTCTGTGAAAGTCCGAAAAAGAGCCAGTCCCTATCTGTTGCATCAATTTGCAAGGAAAGTATCCGTTCGTTGACTGTATCCCGTACATAGAACGAGTCCAGGCGCTTGTCATAGCCGATATATAGGGTAATGTCTCGCCATATGCCGTCAGCACCTAAATGTTTCGCCTCGTAGCTATCGACAATAAAGGTCATGTCCTTTACGGCAATGTAGTCCATCTGATTTGGCGCATTCCCCCGCAATTCCGCAATGATGCAGTCTGCGAGTGGTGCTGTATTCTTGAACCAAAATCCAATAGAAAATGTTTCAGGGATATTGCACGAATATTCAAGCTGACCCACGTCAGTAATGAGTGCGCCGTCGTTCCATCGCACTGGGGTGTAGCTTGTGTTCTTCTCTATCAGTAGTTTCCCACCAGTAGCCTTGCTCGTACCGTCGATGATAGCATCAAAGGTATCGTCGAGTTTCCCGGTATACCTAGCTATCTGTTTTTTCAGCTCCACGCCGTCCAGGTCGCCCAAAATGCCACACACAAGGATATGCGACGCTTCGTAACTATCGACAGTGAAGGTCATGTCACATACCCTTAGCGTCTGTTCTGTGACGGCGTTGATTTTACAGTCAATCCAGTTGCGGGCCTTTATCTTCTGAGGCAACGATACCTTCATGAGATATTCGCCGTTAAAGGATTCCTTCTCCAGCCGCAAGCCTTCCATAGCCGCGTTATAATACATGTTCGTCTTTATCCCGCTATAGCCAAGCTTGTATTGGTTATAGTCCAATATGATGTTCTTATTGATTTCCGGGTCGCTGGACAAGTAGTACCACGACGCGTCCGTGGAATAGTTACCGTGGTCATCGACGGCCTTTATCATGAAGTAATAGTTGCCTTCGTTCGGCCGGATATAGCGATATTTATTGACCTTCGAGCGAAAGATTTCCGTGCCCTGCTCCCATTCCTGCGTCTGCCCGACTTTCACGACGTACTTGATATTGTAGATAGATAAAGCATCCCAGTAGAAATACAGGTTGGCCCCGTTCTTTTCTACCCAGAAGCCTGTGACATTTGGGACAAAGCAGGATAGATAGGCACGTTCGCCTTCGCCGAATTGGTCGTAATAGGCTATATACAGCTCTTTGATGTCCGGATTCGGATACAGGAAGACGTTATCGACGGTTTGATATTTTTGCCCGTCGATATATAAGTTGGCGCCGATGCAGTTAGATGGAATCTCCAGGAAGGTAATGAGGGTCCCTTCGTTATTCTTCGTGAGCGATATGTCAGACGGTGCGGACGGACGGCGCTTGTTATACGTAATGGTTCGGCCATTTGATACCTTGCCATGTTTGCTGATGGCGAACAGGTATATCTTTCCGCTGGCCGTGGTAGGTATAACTAAACTCGATGTGGCTACCGTCTTTTCTAGCAAACCGTAACTGTTGCCGACGTCTGCATTGGTACGTACTTCGTAATAAGCAAGATCAGCGTCGTCGACGGCATCCCAGTTCAGCACGCCGCCCAGCCGGTCGAACGTCAACGTGAAGTTCCGTGGCATGGGGAAGTCACCTTTGGTGCTGGCGTCTACGTCATCTGCCGTAAAACCGTTAGCTACGTTGACCTGTTCATTAACAGATTTCAGATACTTCCTTAACAGGGATATTAGCTGCCTGCCGTCGCCTTGGATTGCTGTCGGAAGGTCGGGGAAGGTCAGTACTTGCTTCTTATACTCAGCCATAGCATCAACTCATTCCTGCGCTGATTGCCTGTTGCAAAGCGTTGACAATGTTTGTATCCTGGCTGATATCGTACTCATTTTCATTGAGCGCCAGCAATACCGCCGATTTAACGATGATATCGTTGATAGCATCGTGATTGAACGGCATATCTTTTGTGGTACTTTCGATGACGGCAGGCGTGGCGAAATATCTGAATTTCACAGCGCTCACCGACGGATCGGTAATATGTACAGTCCCGGCCGTCATAGCTAATGGGTACGTCCCGCAAGCGCTCATGTAATTCTTCGGGATAGAATCGCCTTCCCTCATAGTCGTTTCCTCTACGAGTACCGGCCATTTAGCGCCGATGAGCAGGCTTGCTACTTGTTGCGTAGCGGTGTTAAGGAATTGCAGGCAACGTTCATCGCTGTATTCCTTGCTGATATCATGTGTTTCCTGCCGGATACGGGTAATAGCGTCTTCTACTTTCATTCAGTCACCCCCCTAGCAGATGAACGGCATACGCTTTTCTGTGTTGGCGTATTTGCGCATGGGCACGACGTTAGCCAGGGCCGCTTCCACGGCCTGCTGCATTGTATCGCCGTCCGGTGTCTGTGTGAGGGCCATACAGGACAGCTTGCAAAGTACATCAAGGAATACGGCTGGCAGTTCAACTGTCCCGGTATCCAGGTCGGTAATACCGAGAAAAGCGGCGTTATAGAGCATATCCACGTCTTTTACACCAGCATACAGCTTATTACGGAAAATCTTGTATTCGTCCCAGCGAGGCGGACGAATCGCATCCCCGGGATGCAGGTCGCGCCCGTGGCCGTCGACGATGCGGACAAGCGTCAAGAAGTCGTCCGGCAGATCTACGCCGGTAATCGGCATGTCGATATGCTCTTTCGGGGTCGGTTTCTCTGCCGTTTCGTCGGACGGGTCTGTCGATAAGCTGGCATTGTACTCGTCGATTTCCCGGTTCATGTCGTCCTGCCGGTAGTGCTGGACCTTTTCGAGGAAGTCGCTGTTGATGTAGTACTGATTGACGTAACGCAAGACTTCGTTGATAGCCTGGAGAATGTCATAGTCGCTGTACTGGACTTCGTTGTTGTCGCCCAGTTTGTAGCGGATAAGCTGTTTGAGCGATTTGGCGGTAATCATCCCAGCAACACCGCCCCACGCCACGTACGTTTCTTGTGGTTGACGGCGAACTGCTTCCATACACTGAAAAACTTCTGGATGTAGTACTGGTATTTCGCCTGGTTCCCTTCGAGTTCAGCCCGTTTGGCGCAGATGAGCCACGGATCGAATCCCCAGAATTCGGGTGGAATGAATCCCATGAGCTGAATCCGTTCGTTCTTATCGCCAGCCCAGCCGCCGTTGTCAATCTCATTGACGCGCCGGGCCGCATCTACAGTACTCGATACATCGACAGTGTTACGCAAGCAAATCTTGTCGCCGTCCTGGTAAATCTTCTGTTTTGTTATCATGCAGAGTCACCACCTTTATACAAAAAGAAGGGGCGTGAACCCCTTCTTTCATGGAATGGGCTATCGTTTAATATCAACGATGGAGCAAGACGCTTTCGGCTGCGTGCCTTTAAGACCCAAGCTAGCTTCAATAACAAATTTTTCATACGTGCCGTCTTTACTGAGCTTTTCGGGCGGTACTTCGTGCGGTTTGACGAGATAATTCATATCCCAGTAAGACAGGTCGAGGATGTCGATGCGGTTATCCGGGTAAATCGGGTGTACGTTGGCGTTGACGAGGCCAAAGGCGCCCTGGTAAGACGTGGCGAATTCCGTGGCATTGGCCTTTTCATTGCCTTTACGTGTAGCCGTCATGGTAGCCAAGACGAGCTTGATGAATTCACGGTACTTACTGGACGACATATATGCCTGCGTAGGATGACCACCGCGTTTGGAAGTCATTTCCATTGCGTTGTTAATGTCGTCGAGCGTATACGTGCGTTTCTTGCCCAAAGACAAAACGTTGTTCGTTACGATCTTGACGTTCGTGCCAGCTGCCGACAACGTGACCTGGTCGTCTTTGATATTTTCGATAGCGCCTTTCTGCGTGTCAAAGATAGTCAGTTTCTTGCTGTTGGTGCTGTCTACGCGTACATAGTAGTAAAGGCCGTCTTTGAGACCGGTCGGCAGTGTGTCAGCAATAAAATAGCAAATATCGCCGGTAGCCAGGTGGGTTTCCGCGGACGACGTAACGGTGTTATCCGTGGTAGAAACGGTTACATCGATGAGGTTCTGCTGCATGAAGAACGGTACGCCGCCGGAGCGGGGCTGTACAGTAGCCGAACCATCGACTTTCTTTGTAGAGTTGACGAGCATGTATTCAATATCCTGTGCCAGGCCTGTGTAAGCGTCATAACGGAGGTCCGCAAGTTCGGAGCCGTGTTCGTTCTGATAGGCTTTCTTGACCTTGTTCTGCGCGTCAGATACCATGCCTGTCTTCTGGAAGAACTGAATGTTGTTCGACAAGCCTTCGATAGAGCCGCCCGGCTGGAATTTGTAGTCTTCCATTTCGAGGTGGGCGTTATCCTGCGGTGGGAACAAGCCTTTCGTCATCCACGAGAACGTCATGGCTTCTGCTGGTTCGGAATCGCCGAATTTAGAGTAGAACAACGTGAGTTCCGGGGTAATATTGGTGAGGATAGGGCTAATATCCTCTGCATGGCCGATAGCATCGTAGGTATACGACTGATTGGCCGATTTATTCAAGTTTCTCTGTACATCATATGCCATATGTTTTCATCTCTCCTTTATCTGCCGCCAAGGCCTGCGATGAACGCGCGGCGTTCGCGGACTGTCATATTTCGCATCTGCGTAAAATCAATGGGTTTGGCCGGTGCTTTCGCGCCCGTGCCAGGCTGTTCGACTTTCGGAACCGGCACTTTCTTCGGCTGCTTCGTCAGATCATTCACTTTGGCGTAGTATGCCGTGCGGCATTTATCGTAGTAGCCTTCGAGTACTTTGCACTGTGTGGGGTTGATATTCCCGCCCTGGAGGGCTTTGATAGCATCCCCGATAACAGCGGCGTCTTTATACGGCATTGTCTGATAATAACTACCCATTAACTGATTAATGTCGGCAAAATGAGGTTCTTCGGCCTGCTTCTGCTGCGTAAAATCGACAATGCTCTGATAAATAGCCCGCTGTTCATTCTGTGCGGCCTGCGTCCGCATTTGCTGCTGCTGGATAGCGCCAATAAGCTGTTCTTTGTAGTAAGATTTAGCAGTATTGAAATGCGCTACCTTTTGTTTCACGGCATCGTCGTCGGAATATTCAGCGGTATCAATATCGTCCTGCGTAATACCGAGGGCCTTCATGGCCTGGTCAGTTGCAGCTTTATCAATATCGGCGAACATTCGTTTTTGCTGTTCCAGCTGCTGTTGCTGGGCCTGCATCTGCAAGGCCTGTTGCTGTTGCTGGTACTGCTGTTGACGGCGTGCCTGTTCCTGCTGATACTGCGCGTATTGCAGTTGATACTGCTGGGGGATACGGCTTTCGTTGACGTTCCCTTGTGCAATAGCGGTATTCAGTTCATCCAGCGTGTACGGTTCAGTGTGGATAAGCGGTTCGGGCTGTTTTTCGGCAGCCGGTTCGGTTGCCGCCGGTTCAGCGGGTTTCGTTTCCGCCGGTTCGGTCGGTTCCGTTGGCTGGGATTCAGCTTCATCCTGTGCAGGCGGTTCTTCTGTCTTCGTTTCTGTCGGTTCCGTCGGTTCGGGTTGGGCGGCGGAAATGCTCTTCCTGCCGGTGCGCGGGTCTGTCACGAGATACAAAGACTCCGGCTGCGGTTCCTGGGCGGTGCCCGCGACGTTTTCGTTGGTAGTCGTTGCCGTGGATACATCTGTCGTTTCTCCTTCTGCAAACAACTGTAAATTAAAGTTAAGCACGTCTATTCTCCTTTCTGTTGATTGCGTTTTTGCTTTGCAATCTCAATGATTCCTGTCATATAGTGATACAATCTCATAGCAGCCCGGTAGTCGCGTTTCACGTCGTCAGCGGGCTTCGTGGGGCTATCCAGGTCCTTGAGTGCAGTCTGCTCTTCGATTTTCAGCCAGTCGTCAAGGAAGGCTTTGAGGTCTTCCGCCTGCTGGCCCTTCATGATGAGGTCCGCTAAATATCGCTTCTTGGCCGCCTCATCGCCGCTCCGCATGGTATCGAGTAAGGTTTTTAGTTTACTGTCCATTCATCGGGCCTCCTTGCTGGGGTACTTGTGGGGCTTGCGGTTCTGGTTGTGCCGGTGGGGCTTGCGGCGTCATCTGTGCCAGCTGGTCCCGTGCAATCTTCTCGATCATAGCCTGTGGGCTGGTGCTGCCTGCCGTCCGGGTATTGATGATATTCACCTGCGCGTCAAGCGGCAAATCGTTCATGTTCGCCCGGATAGACGGGATAGACGCCACGGCGGCTTTGCCTTCGTAGTCTGCTTGCTTCAAAGTCAACTGCTTTTGCAGGTCCATAGCTTCCTGTGCCTGTGCAACCTGTTCGGCCTGCTGTGCCTGCTGTGCCTGCATCTGCTGGGCTTCCTGCGAATCCGGGTCCAGCAAAATTCCCTGTGTATTCTTTAGGCCCATTTCTTCCAGGAGTGCCGTTCCGGCGGCGTAATAGCTCTTGGGGGTCGCTACGCCTGCTTGTGACAGTACAGGATATACGTTGCTGAGGAGCATCATATAGCTCTGTATCCGCGCTTCTTTCGTCCCTGCGCCGTTGCCGACATTGATAATGAGGTCGTAGTCGATATCAAGGTCTTCACTCTTAACGGATACTTCTTCATCTTTGAAGCGGAAGGTCTGCACTGGTTCGCCGTACTTCTTGTTGAGCAGGATAAGGAAGCGGACCATTGGGACAATCCAGTTCTCGGCGAACAGTCGTGCAATCAGCCGTATTCGCTTATCTGCTTGACCGAGAATGGCGGTGATGCCGGTTGCCGTGCTATTCAAGCTATTAGCATCAAGCCCCTGGTTGTACTTCGTGCTACCCGTCCGGTTTTCCAGCTCGCTTTCAGCGTAATTGACTAGATCCATCGTAAGCGGTGAAATATTCGCCGGCGGTGGGTTCGCTATGGCCGCGTTCGGGTCGCCCTTAATCGGGACGTACTCGTCGCCGTTGAGCAGTGCGTCCATATCCATCACCGACGTATAGTCGATAAACTTCTGCTGGTCGTTGTTTTTCGCAACGTTGATGACAATCTGCTTAATAAGCGCCGTCTTTAAGTCTTGCAAGCCTTCCACTTGTTCAGCCAGGGCCATGTCGGCAAATATCTTACGGCTTTCGCGAACGCTACCCATCGCAAAGAAGGGAGCAATATCGAACTCATTGGTTTGAATAGATAACGGCGTATCGCCGACACAATGTACAATCAAATGCTCGTAAATGCCGTCACCGTTATAGTCTACGTCTACATAGCACTCGTACAGCTCGACGTCCTTAGATGCATTATCGCCGTCGTTCGGCCTCATGTGGTCATTTGACAGCTCTTTGTTGATGTACTCGTCGGCAGAGGTGTACTTCGTATCACCTGCCGCTTCCAGCGCTTCGTCGACGTTCTGATAGGTTCCATCCTGCTCTTTACGCTTGAGATAGTCGCCTTTTACGATTTTGCGATGTGCGACGAACTTGCACTTTTGGAGTGTGCTGGCTTCCGGTGTGAACCGCAATTCTGTTGGCGGTACATACTCAACGACGGGATAATTCGCTGTGACTTTGACGTGGTCGAACTGCACTTCGTACAGATCCGGCGCGTCTTTCAGCTGCTTGACCTTCTGTATCTCGATTTCTCCCGACAGTGACGCCTGCGTAAGCATCATTGCTTGTTGCATATCGTTCACGTCGAACATAAGCTTGTACCTGGTGCGGTCTTCATCCCGCTTCCACCACACCTTAGCAACGCCTAGATTCGTCCCCAGTGCGTCGTCAATGACGTCATTTACGAGGGACGTATAGTTGTTCTTACGGGTGAGCTGGTATTCGACTAAGTGCTGTATATTCGTTGCTGTATCGTCATTTTGGATGGTACTGCCAGCGATAGTGACGGGCGATTCATTGCCGATGAATACTTCTACCAAGCTCGGCTTCATCCATTCTATGATGTTGTTAAAGTCCATGCTGACGAATTTGCTCTTTTTGGACAAGTTCGGCAGCTTCTTTTCGTACAAGTCTTGTTCCCCGTTGCGGAGCTTGCGGCGGTGTATCAGTTTCGGCTCTACGGTACCCTCGTAGTACTTCTTCGCGACGTCAATACCGTCCTTGACGCTCATCATGATTTTCTTGATTTCGTCGTCTTTGAGCGTGTCCAAAGAAATCGGCTGCTCTTCCGGCTCCGCCTGCTGTAACAGCCAGTCGGTAACGCTCATCTGCTGCGGGGCGTCCCGGCCGAACAATCCGCCCGTGTCCTGTGCGGCGGACAAGCTCTGGTTTAAATCATCCATCTCATCACCTCGATTAATAGCTATAGGTTAAGGCCCTTAATTGGCCGTGGGGCAACGTGCGGACTCGAACCGCAATCGGTATTTACCGGGTTTACATTAGCCTACATTGCCATAGTGGCGGGGTAGCCAGCCCCGCCTATGAGATAGAAAGGAGCGTGTATTGTGGAGTCGCCCTTGTCCGGTGCGGCGTCGCTCCACGTGCTTACATGTATCCGGCCCGGTGCATCTTGCCACGGGTCAGCTGCTTCCACTTGTCCGCCATGGACGTATTGTCCCGGTAGAGCTTTGCGCATAAATACGCCAGACAGTCCATCAAATGGCTGTATTCGTTCTTTTCCGGCTCGTCCAGCGTCCTGCCTGCTACGACTTTACGATGATAGCCGCCCGTAAACGCTTCGATGAGCATCTGACAGCGCGGGTCCAGCTGTAAGAGAGGTTTCCCGTCGGGTGTAAGTGTCGTGAGATAATACCGTACGGCTTCGCTTCGCCCAGTCTGTGTAAGTTCGCCAGGCTCAACGATAATGCCGTATCGGTCGCGGAGTATCTCGTTCGCGGTCTTTTCGTCGCTCTGTGCTCGCTGATTTCCTGCCGGGTCGCCAACGGCGGTGTAGTCATACCCGCCATAAAACGTTTGTAGCTCTGCTTGTACCGCACGGCCATGGGCCAGCATGCCACAATCCCAGGATTGCAATTCCGACAAGATGAGCAACTGCCCTTTCGCTGTCGTCTGTGCAATGATGGTTGCCGGGGTGAGTCCATAGTCAAACGACAACAGAAGCGGCCGCCCCTCAATCGGGTGCAGCTCTTCCAGTGCTACGTGGCGGTTATAGTCAAATTCCGGGTAGTATTTCGGTTCAGCCGATACCGTCCAGTTGATTTCATACTCTCGTTCCCAGCCTTCCGTAGTCGTACCTTTTCTTTCGTTGGTCTTCCATTCTTCGGAGCGCTTGGAAGGGTCGGCGGTGTAGTGTATGCGTGCGATGTACACCCCGTTACGCCGGTACTCATGTACGCCCTCTATGACGTCGTGGGCTTCCTGTTCTTCTTCCGGCTCGTCCTCGTTGAGCTGGCCGGTCACAAGCTGGCAGAAAAAGCCGGGGTTTGCTGACGAGTCGATGAAGATACGTCCGCCGCCTTCAATCGTCGGGCGAAGTGAGTTCCAGGTCGCTTGTGCAAAGTCCCAGAAGGCCATTTCCGTGCAATACACAACGGATGCGGTGTACTGGCGGAGCTGGTCGGCCCCTTCGGCGACGGCTCTCAGTTCGACGCCGTTGCTGAATTTGATGTAGTCATAGCCCATCTTAGAGCGTGTCTTGCGTTCGACTGCCGGCCATTCGTGCGTTTTCGGCAGATGTTCGTACAGAAACATGAAACGGCTATCTCCCAGCAAATAAGCGCTATCGTCGTACTTCTTGGACTGCACAAAGATAGACAGGTTTTTCCCGAACATCGCATAGTGCAGGAGATTCGCCAGGCACCGCCACGTCATCATCATACGTCGGCTTTTCGGGAATGCCGCTACCTGCTCGCCATGAATAATCTGATCTACACGGGCAAGGTAATCAAGCTTTGGGAAGTGCTCGACAGCCCCGTTCTTTGCTTCGTTGACAGTGAAGCAACAGTCGTTAATGAAGGCTGTCGGGTCATTCTTCCATACTTTCCACTCCATCAGCCGCATTAGCTCGACTTTCTCTTTCAAGCTCTTTTTGCTAGTTTTATTCGTTGTTTTTGTTGACTTCATTCTATCAACCCCGGGTTAAGCCAGACAAACGTGCATAATTATTACTTATCGAGTTCCTTTAGTTTGCTTTCAAGTTCTTTGATGCGGGCATCTACGTCGGCGTCGGTGAGCGTTTCGACTTTCACTGCTCCGCCATCTGCACCGGTGATAGCGTTTTCCACGCGGTCGCGCCATTCAAGCCGCTTCCGGTTTTTCAGCCAGAAGATTTGCGCTGTCGTGTTTGGCTGCACTTCTTTGTGTACAACTTTCGTCACAACTAGCTCGTCGTCACGCAGTTCTTTTGTGACTTCATCGTACTTGTATCCCAGCGCCGATTTAAGCAACGCATTCTCTACCTGCCTATCAACAGCGTCCTTTCCTTCTTTTAGGGCCTCTAAAATCTCTAAATGGTCGCGTTTCCAGTTAT